ATCCAGCAGGCGGCAATGGCCTTGTCGAGTTCCAGCCGTCGCGCGTCCAATTCCAGCTGGCAGCTCGGCCAGATGGAGTTTGCCGCACGGAGGTGGAGCGGAATGTCGCGGGAAAGATCGTGCATCCGCTTTCGCTCCTGCTCGATCAGCCAAAGGTTGCTGCGGAAATCAGATGCAAAGCGTTTCAAACAGATGGAAGGAAAATAATAACACAATAGGGTGACTTTTGTACGTTGTCTCGGCAGCCTATTTCGCCAACGCGAACAACAACGGGAATTGCAACTACAACAACGCCTCGAATGAGGCTGGTGTCCGCCCCGTCGCCGGGCTTTTGGATTTCACAACCACACAAAGGGCAAGGCCCGGTGCGGCTCTGTGAAAGGAAAGGTCATCCTTTCGTAGGAAATCTGCGATAAATACTAACTGTGACGTTCCCGGTTATGACCGATGGAGCTATTGTGCAGTTTATTTCAGGAGCTATGAGTAAATACACAGATGCAAATTATATCCATGAAGCAGGAACTAAAGCGATGAAAGCGTCGATGTTCAAATATAAAACGCAGTTATACGAGATAAATCATCTGCTCGAAACTGCGCATATTCAGAAAGCCATGGAGGACGGCACATATAAGCCTGAGCCGGGCTTGAAATTTGGCATCAAGGAAAGAGGCCACGCACGGTATATCACGAGTGCAGCAACCGCAGACAAGGCGGTGAACCACATTACCTGCGACGAATACCTCACACCGCTGCTTCAAAAATATTTGCAGTACGACAATTCGTCTTCACAGGTTGGAAAAGGCGTTGCGTGCATCGGCATCGCTTTGAAATCCAGCTGCGAAAATACTATGAGCGGGAGGGCACCAATGAAGGTTACATCGGCTTCTCGGACTTCTCCGGCTACTACGACAACATTGTGCATGAAGTCGCATTGGCCCAGTTCAGCCAGTATCTTGCGCGGGAAATCAAAGACCCGGAAGAACTGGCGGATGTTATGGACAAACTGCGGTTGGCATTCCGCACTTTTGAATTGGATGTTTCCCGTTTCGCAGATGAGGAAATCGAGAAAATGTACCATGAAAAGGTGCGTTCAACGCTCAATGTTGGCGTTCCATCATCCGCCCTGACGGGCGAGAAAATGCTGCGGAAGGGCGCAGATATAGGAAACCAAGTTTCACAAAATACAGGAATATTTCTCCCGGTGCCCATTGATAACTACGTCAAAATCGTATGTGCAGTGAAGGGCTATGGAAGATATTCGTAAGAATTTTCGATTTCAGCATAGATCATTACCCCAGCATCCATTTTCCGCTTATAGGCTTTGAGCTTCCGCCGCTCTCTCGTGATAGCTTTTGGGCTGATTTTTCGGATGATCCGCCCATCTTCTTGCAAAGAATAAAGCACTTGCAAGTGGCGATACTGGCCGGACAATTTACAGATGTGGGTTTTCTTTTCGTTGATGATGATTCCCAACTTTTCGCAAATTCACAATATGACGAACTTGTTTAAGGACTTGTTCGGGAAGGAGCCAACATGGAAAAAGAACGGACATGGACGGTTGCGCTGGCTGATGGCACATTGATCGAAAACCTGACGCTGGGCGGCAACAACTTCCAGTCGGAGACCGAGATCACGGCGGATATGTTCGACGGCAATTTGTCGGAAGTACATATCTCTGCCGGCGACGGCGATATGGTCGGGTGCGCATATCCGGCCACCTTGCACGATGCAGAGCTTGTACATATCACCCCGCCCGAGGATAACCCGGATGGCAAGTGGTGGTTCATTCTGCGGGAACTGTCCGAAGATGAACTGTTCAAAATGCGGGTACGGGCACAGCTTGATTACCTCGCCATGAACAGCGATATTGACCTGGAGGATATGTGATATGGATATGACTGAACATAGCAAGAAATTCCACGATGTCAAAAGCTACTACGATCACCGCATTTGGAGCAAGGCTACTGTGGCAAAGTCCGTCAAGAAGGGCTGGATCACAGCCGAAGAGTATGCGGAGATCGTTGGTGAACCGTATGCAGCATAAAAGCTGGCCCGCCCTCTGCGAAAGCCTGCTGGACAGGCTGGAAACGCTGGGAGCGGACACTGCCACTGAACGAGCAGAGTTTGGTGTGCTGATGGTGGACTGCTGCATGAGAGGGTGCGGGGCAGACCTGCGCCCGAAAGGAGATGTTGAAGATGGCGATTAAAGCCTATTCCTATGCAAAGGACGGGAGCAAAGCTCTGAGCAAGAACTTTCACGTCCGGGAGTTTCAGTGTAAGGACCACAGCGACCCGATCTTTATCGACGACGAGCTTGTGACCCTGCTGCAGAAAATCCGGGATCACTTCGGTAAGGCGGTGAATATCAATAGTGCTTTCCGCACCGCCAGCCACAACGCAAGGCAGAAGAAAGCATCCAAGCACAGCCAGCACCTTTATGGCAAAGCGGCTGACATCTGGATCGCTGGTGTTTCGGTTGACGCACTGGCCGCTTATGCCGAAACTCTGCTGCCCGGCAAGGGCGGCATTGGTCGGTACTACACGGACGGTTTCGTTCACGTTGATGTACGGGAGGTGAAATCCAGATGGGTGACGCAGTAAAGAATGGAGTGTGCGGGATGATTGGACTGGTTGGAAGCCTGATCGCAAGTCAGTTCGGCGGATGGGATGCAGCACTTTCCACGCTGGTTCTTTTTATGGCCGTGGATTATGTCACGGGGCTGGTGGTCGCCGGTGTGTTTCATGCCAGCCCCAAGAGCAAAAACGGTGCGTTGGAATCTCGGGCAGGATGGAAAGGGCTGTGCCGTAAAGGTGTGACCCTGCTGATCGGATGGGCTTTCCCATCGCAGAGAGCAGCTGGTTTGCCAGTGCCACCGTGAGGCAGATGGTGCGGGTAACAGTGCCGGCGGAAACAGTCTTCTCGGTGTAGATATGAGCGTTCATAATTCAGTTCTCCTTACTGTCCTGTTCGGACTTCTGCTTCAAAATTTCAATAGCCCCTGTCAATGCCTTAGGGATGGGAATACCCATAAGCCCGGCGTTTTAGCGGCACTGAAAGCCGACGAGGATTTGAAGCGGTACAAGAACCAGCTGTAATAAGACCCCTGCTCTGCTTTTTCCGAAGCCCTGCGTTCCACGCGGGGTATTGATGTAGGAAAGGCGGGACAATCTGCCCCCGCTGGCAGCCTGTTTTAGGGCTGCTGGCGGGGGCTTTTTTCTTTGCTTGGAAGTTTTGCACAAAGGAACCGTGAAAAATGTGGAAAGTCTGCATATTGACAACGGCACATCGTATCTTTTACGCTTGAATCGAAAAGAAACGCCAAAAAAGAAAGGAGGAACAAGGCGTGAGAGTGTTCAAGCATCTAAATTTTACGGATCGTCTTCGCATCGAGAAGTGGAAAAAGGAAGGAATGAGGACACGAGAGATAGCGGAGAAGCTGAGGGTTGACCTGATATAGTTGTAAATTGTGGGTATGGAAATGTGTGTTTTGAAAACTTTGCCCTGCTCCATCGCATAACCATACACCGCCGCCGGGGAACAATCTTGCTCCACGATGGTCCGCTCAATATAAGCCGCCAACTCGTGATCCTTACCGATTTTCAAACCCGGTCCTTTTTCGCGGAGGTTCGCTTGATACCGCTGCTCTGCAATATCTGGGCTGTACGTTTGGATCAGTTCCCAGGTTGTTCCGTTCAATCTGTCATAACTGCCCCGCTTCAATTCCCGGTATACGGTGGAAGGGTCAACCCTCAGCTTCTCCGCTATCTCTCGTGTCCTCATTCCTTCCTTTTTCCACTTCCCGGCGGCGGTGTATGGTTATGCGATGGAGCAGGGCAAAGTTTTCAAAACACACATTTCCATACCCACAATTTACAACTATATCAAGAAGGGTGTTTTTCTGAACATAACACAGGAAGCCTTACCCCGGCACGGTGTACATAAAAATGAATATAAAAAGGTGAAGAAGAAAAAGGCAGCCCGTGCGCCGGCGGGAGAAAGCATTGAAAAACGCCCGGAAGAAATCCAGAGCCGAGAAGAATTTGGACACTGGGAAATGGACACGGTATATTCCGGCAAAAAGAAAAGCACCACGGCTTTGCTGGTGCTGACCGAGCGCAAGACCAGGAATGAGAAAATCATCCTTGTTCCGAACCGCCGTGCGGAAACGACCGTGCGGGCATTGGATGCCATAGAACGAAAGCTGGGCGCAGAGAAGTTTGGCACTATATATAAGAGCATCACCGTGGACAACGGAACCGAATTTGCAATGGCGGACGAGATCGAGCGTTCCTGCCTGATTGACGGCCAGCGGACAAAGGTGTACTACTGCCACCCGTATTCCTCCTGGGAGCGGGGCAGCAACGAGAACGTGAACGGCATGATCCGCAGGAAGCACCCGAAAGGAACGGACTTCTCTAAAGTCACGCCGGAAGAAATCGCAGCGACGGAAGCATGGATCAACAACTACCCCCGAAAGATTCATGGGTATAAGAGCGCGGCGGCAATGTTCCGCCAATGTCTACGGGAACTAGGGTTGACCGCATGAGATAGAATATCCACTAGAAAAACGGCGTAATGCGGGAAGGATGGCTGACAGGTAAAGAATGGCAAAACTGAACAGTAAAGCAGGGCTGAAAGGTGGAAAACCTTACGGCTTGTTAGTGTTGTGGCAAAACATACAAAAGAAAAGCTGAATTTTTGGCGCATTTAATGCTTTACTTTTCCTCCTCCTGAAAAAATAACAAAAACTCTTGCATCTAGGTGGAATTGCTGGTAAAATATAAGTTGTGTGTAATTTTGGCATCCTTGCCCTCTCAGCCAAAGCCTGTCGGCTTTGCCAGCTCCCCCGAAGGGGGGAGCCAACGCATCTGGAAGGAGAAGTGCTGCAGATCTGCAGGGCCTGTACCTGGAGCAGCAACCGGCTCTCCCTTTGGGAGAGCTGGCTGCGAAGCAGACTGAGAGGCAAGCCAGTTTACGGAGAATCACCAATGTAACGTGAGATTGACCGAATAAAGAGCCATTCTGATTCAGGAGAAATCAATATATGACAAATCGTGAAGAGATCGAGCGCCGCCGGACGTTTGCGATCATCAGCCACCCCGATGCCGGCAAAACGACCCTGACCGAAAAGCTGCTGCTGTACGGTGGAGCCATCAATCAGGCCGGCTCCGTCAAGGGCAAGCAGAGCGCCAAGCACGCTGTGTCCGACTGGATGGATATCGAGAAGCAGCGCGGTATTTCTGTCACTTCCTCTGTCCTGCAGTTCAACTATGCAGGCAAGTGCGTGAACATTCTGGATACCCCGGGCCATCAGGACTTCTCGGAGGATACCTACCGTACCCTGATGGCAGCGGACTCCGCTGTCATGGTCATCGATGCGGCAAAGGGCGTTGAGGCCCAGACCATCAAGCTGTTCAAGGTCTGCACCCTGCGCCACATCCCCATCTTCACCTTCATCAACAAGATGGACCGCGAAGCCCGCGATCCCTTTGAGCTGATGGAGAACATCGAGGAGATCCTGGGCATCAAGACCTACCCCATGAACTGGCCCATCGGCTGCGGCAAGGAGTTCAAGGGCGTGTTTGACCGCAATACCCGCAAGGTGCTGGCTTTCTCCAGCGACGGCCGCGCCAACGGCGTGAAGAAGGTCAACGAGACCGAGGCCGAACTGGGCGATGCCGCACTGGACGAGCCGCTGATGCCGGAGCAGATGCGCATAAAGGCGATGCGGTCACGGTGGGCCTTGTTCATGTTGGCCTGGATTTTGAAGATGAAGGCCGAGAACTCGTCGCGGCAGGGGTGGCGTGAAGAAGGTCAACGAGACCGAGGCCGAACTGGGCGATGCCGCACTGGACGAGCTGCTGACCCCCTACCTGCACCAGCAGCTGGTGGACGAGATCGAGCTGCTGGACGGCGCTGCCGAGGAATTTGACCTCGACAAGGTGCTGCGCGGTGAGCTGAGCCCTGTGTTCTTTGGCTCTGCTCTGACCAACTTTGGCGTGGAACCCTTCCTGGAAAACTTCCTGCGGCTCACCCCCACCCCGCTGGCCCGTGTGGACAGCCTGACCGGCGAGCCAGTGGACCCCTGCCGCGACGAGTTCTCGGCCTTCATGTTCAAAATCCAGGCCAACATGAACAAGGCCCACCGTGACCGCATCGCCTTTATGCGCATCTGCTCCGGCAAGTTCGAGCGCGGCATGGAGGCTTACCACGTGCAGGAGGGCAAGAACATCAAGCTTGCACGGCACCCAGCTGATGGCGCAGGGACCGCGCCATCGTGGATG